CAACTTATTAAATTTTCTGGTGGAGGTGAAGTATTTGTAGCAACTGGTTCTTATACTGGCACAGGCACTATCGCTACGGTGGAACAATATACAACCGATAGTGCTGTTATGACAGCGACTGGATATAGGCCGCCTATGGTTGAATCATCGGTTATTGAAGTCGGCACTATCGTTCACGCAATCAATCCAGACCCCGGACTACCAACGGACAACGGCGGACGGGCAAATGTATCCGCTTATCAAGCCGGCAGCAACACACCTTTTCAATACGACGGCTATGTTTACAATTACACGCCAGCATCCGTCAAATTTGATACCCGACCCGTGAAAAAGAAATGGTCTATGACAATCCCCAAAGGATCATACAACCCGAATTATCTAGCCGAGTTAATCTCCCGCAACATGTCCAAACAGAAGATTAAAAGAGTCAATAATGTCATGGGTGGGCCTTTTTCCAAACAAGCCGACCAATCTACCCTGACCGTACCCACCGACAGCATTTATAATAATATCCCCGCTGCTCCCGTATGGGCTGATCCTACCGGCGGTGGTGCTAATACTTTTTATGATTCTAAAAATCCCGCTGCGTATGGTTATCCACCTGCTCCAAATTATAATCTACCACCAGACAACGCTGATGATATGCCCTTTCTTTTTTGTCCCGCTATGAGTAGCACTATTCTCAACTCCAATTCCGATGCTAACCCTACCGGTTCAGAGGGCAATTATATCTGGGCTGAAATCCCTCATCCGAATGCCAACGGTCTCAATAATCTACCACAACCTACTTATTATATCAATCTTCTGCCGCTTTGTAATGATGTAAAATCCGTCTCGCCCACCGTGGAATATGTAGATGTCGCCAATTTTGATGGCCATTATTCCATTCTGCCTTTTTATACACAAAATTCTTTGACTAATAACGGCGAAACTAATCTCGGCAATAGCGGCGTTTTTCCGGTGGTCTTTGGAGCGACGCAAACATCTCTCCTCTACAATAACGAAAATAATGGTTTATTCAGCTTTAACTACTTACACAGTCCGATTTATGCTGCACTTTCCTCCACCTCTACTGACTTGGCTGAGGTGACAGGACACATGTACACCACTCAAAAAGTGTCCACCAATATGACAGGCACAAATTATTTCACTACCTTGATTGATAAGAAAAGTGGAATACTTTTAAATAAGATGGAGCCGGCCTCATTCTGGGAGCAGCTCGGTTTCAATATTGACGCTTTGACGGTGGATTTTGACCAAGAGCCAACGCAGGGATATGAACAAGGTTTTAAAATGAGTTTCAACGAATTTCAAGCCAAAACTACCGGCGGATTCTGCGGCAGTAGCAACATCTATAATCCAATTTTCAAAACCGCCAATTCGGCCGATCAGCCCTGCTGTCCGGATACAGAGTTGATTTATTTAACCGCTACGCCCCCCGCACAAAGTAACTCTTATCCGGTAGTTGATGCTTATAGTACTACGCCTTTGGTTGTTGGTACCGAATATATTATCATCAATCACGGTGATGTCTATTTGAATGAACAGGGACAACTTGGTAAAAACTATGATTGGTCCTCAATTGGCGGACCCAATACTGGAAATAATCCTAATGGCACTATCTTTACTGCTACTAGCACAGGCTTTGACAAAAACAGTCCACCAAATGGGGCTTATGGGTGGCAAGATCCTCCCAATCCTCCGCAAGTAAAACAGCAAGCTACAGTTCTCATTACTACTACGCAGATGCAGAATACTTACTTTCAAGTGGAAAATACTAACACATTAAACGCCCAAACTATTCCAACGGTGAGAGATGGCACCGGCCATTACCTTTTAGAACTGACCGCATATAACAGCAACTATATTGACGGGGACTCCAAATATGAAATAAAAGCCATAATTTCTGCTTACTGGGTTACCCCAGGTAGTTTTGTTAGCGTCCCATTCGCTGATACCTACAATTTTTTCGGTACAGGCTCCCCTATCACCCTGTCCGCCCTTAAGGTGCGTATTCTTGACCCCTTCACCATGCAAGATGCCGTGATCGGGCCGAACAGCTCCATCTACCTGCAGGTAAATAAAATGCTAACCGAGCAGGCGGTAGCCCAAATACCCAATTGAGAGGTCGCTCCGCCAGCCGGCCTCAAAATAGCATTTGCTCTAGAATTGTAAATTACAATATTTATATACTATATATGACATATAAATATTTATCGATGAAGAAGTATTTTAACGGGCTAATTAATATTGAGCTGGATTTTTATAATGAGACCACTCTCCAAGTGAAAACTATTCGCGTGGCTTTTAGAAAAGAGAAATTACCGGCTTTTTCGGCTATTTTAAGACGATATTTTTATGTTTGCTGTTGAGAAAATACATAAGAAAAAGATATTGACTTGGTACTAATTATTATATTATTGTTAATTAAATAGATATTAATGGTTATTAAATAATTATAAAAGATGTAAGCAAATCCAAAAGATGTAAGCAAAATCGCAGAATTGACCCCTAGAAAATGAAAATTGTTAATCCAAGCCCAAACTCTGCGATTTTGCTTACATCAATACGATTTTGCTTACATCTTTCTTTTTTGTTTATAATGGACCGGAGGCCATCGCCTTTTCTGGATTTCTTTGTATGAAACAGAACCCAGCAGATATTTTTGTTCTTTTGTACTTAAATCCATTAAACTCCAATAAGTTTTTAAAACTTCTATCTGTAATGTCCTTGCCGGTATCGCTAGCATAAAATTCTTTTAACTCTTTTTGTGTCATCGTGTCTTTATCATCTTTGGTCTTGATAAAATATTCGTCTAGCCAGTCCTTCAAGGGATTGTTTTCATTCATGTATGATCCGGTACTCTCCTTTACAGTCTCGGGCATTATTAATTCTTTAAAATCTTTTATTTCAGCCCATATCTCCGTCAGTATTATTAAAAACTCATTACGCCATTCTACGCTCTTGCATTTTATTTCTTTAACGTCAGGGTCGCCTAACCGCATATCTTCGCCCCCTTCATCTTTTAATTTTGTCTCCGATACAAACTTAAATGGAAACTTAATAATTCTCATTCTGCGCTGAATACCGCCATCAATCTTGGTTATTTTTGGGATATCATTCATTTGTAAAATAACCTTAAACTGTGGGACATACTTGACAATATGTTTAGAATGTAAAGTCCGGGCCTCAATAATGTCGCCTCCGCTGATTTTTTTAATGATGCCACCCTGGAGTTTGTCGTCGGACTCGGGTTCGGTGGTCATCATCATGCGTTTGCACCGGGCTTCTACCAGGGCGGGTATCGGCTGATCTTTGCGTTCAAGGGGTTTGGTAAACAACGTATTGTCTACGGAGATGTAATAGTTACCAAAGACTAGTTTTAACAGATCGGCGATGACACCCTTGCCATTACCGCCCGACCCCGTAAAGCCATAAAACTCTTCAAAGCGGTTGCCACCGTAGAGGCAAGAAGCCAAGACATATAATAAATAGATGGTTGTTGAATTACATTCAAATAGATTTTTTAAAAAGGTATTTATTTCTTTACGTGCGGTCGCATTCTTTACTGTGGGGTAATCGTAACCGGTGGTTGTACTGACGTAGTCAGCGGGAGTAATTTCCCGGAAGGCACACGTTTTAAGATCAAATAGACCGTTGTCAAACGCAAATATGTAGCGGTCCATATCCATTTTTTCTTCTAGTTTTTCGTCTTCATAATAAGAGGGTAAATATGATATTACCCCGTTAGTAAAGTCGCTACTACCAAACATCGTGTACGCCCGTAAAATCACCTTCATTTTTTCTTTGTGATCTTTTAATAATTCGGAGTGGGCGGTTTTTTCACCGATCGGGATTTTTTTGGCCTTCTTTTCATACATCGCCAACTCTACGGTCTTAAAATCTTTTGTCAAGTTTTGCATCGTGTCACTAATATGGCGTTTAATACCGGAGGGTTGTCCCTTGTCATAATGCTTCCAGATGTTAGATGGCATTAATGAATACCAGCCGATGTTTTCATTCCATAAGTAGGCATCGGGATTAATATTATAGAAATAATTAGCTATGTCATTATGATTGATGAGAGAAATCAAATTCCAAAAGTCTTGGCGTTCTTCCATTAAAACCCAAAATTGTGTGGGGTTTTTATTTTTTAAAAGCTTCCATAGCGATGCCCCCATGATTTTTCGGGCTTGTTTATGGGTATTAAAGGTTTTCCATTTTTCTTTACATTCTTCTAATGTAGATGGATTTTTGCCTCTTTTACTTATTTCAGCCCAATCTTCTACCGTGTATTTTTCATTATAAAATATCATACCGATGCGAAGCCATATATCGTAAGAATTAATGCAATCAATTGTTAATGCATTAACAACTTTTATAAGAATTTTGTTAGTTGGATCACCAGCGACCGGCGTGTCTACGTCTTCTGATGAGTAGCCACTATCAATAGCTGGTTCTTTTGTCCGTAATTTACTTGGATCGATATTGGCTGATAAGAATTCTGGTATTTCACGGATCTCACCGCCAATAAATTCATACGTGGCGATTGATCCGTCCGGACATTTATAAGAAGAGGGTGGACATATAATAACGCCGCCATCATTTCGGATATCAATCCCTTTAAATAAATCATCTTCTTTGTCATTCTTTTTCATAACTTCGGTAGTGTTAATAAAACGCCAGTCATAAGTACAATACACGTGGAAGCCCTTGCGGGTTTTAACCGTAAAGTATTCATTAAAGTCCGGGACGTCTTCACAAAACCTGTAATAACTGTCTTCGTCGTCAAAATCTATGACGGTTATCCCGCTAATTTTACCTGTCTTTACCGCCCAGTTGTCACACCAAGATCCCTTTTCAGCCATATCTTTTTCCCACGTTTCTAAAGTCGTGTTTTTCCAGGGCTGCCAGGTCACGTCTTTTTTCACCTTGCCGTCTTTTATGACAGCCTTTATCGTGCAACCAACAAAGCAGAATTGTTTTCGGTGAGTTTTGATGAATTCGTCTAAAGCCATTTCTATATATACTACAGAAAATAAATCTATCTATATCCATTAATATCTAATTTAATTAAAATTAATACAATTAATTAATTTCAATTTTATAGTTTAAGAAGTTTTCTCTAAAGCTTCCAGAATTTTTTTATGGCGTTGAGATTTTTCGTGATTAAATTTACATGATTTTGTATAAAAGAGGCCACATTCGCATTCTATTTTTTCGGTCAGCAGCTCCTTGTGTTTTTTGTAATAGGTCCGGTTATATGTGCCGTGATCGTACTCGTGGGTTGTAATGTCGCCGTTTTTTTTAGTAGTATGGTTGGTTTGTATATTTCTAGAGTTACCTATTATATTAATAGCGAATTCTTTATTTTCCCGGATTAACTCATTTTCTCTCTTCAATAATTCTTCCTTGCAATAACAAGGGTAAAGTTCTAGCAATTCAATATAGAAGTCTTGGTGTTCAGCCATTAATTCTTTTAGCATTTTATTATGTGTATTGACTTTGTGTTGAAAAAATCGCTTGAATAAGGGCTGGGTTGTGGAGCCGATATAAATCTTGTCAGTCTTGTTGCTGCGCATTACGTAAATCTTGCCGTTAGTATAATCCATTTATATTATAGCTAAAGAAAAAAATCTATTTAAATCTAAATAAATCCATTTAATTAATTCCTAAAGATTCTTTTATTTAATACAATTTTTCCATTATTGACTTAGAATTTTTTTCTTTAGGCATATATATAGAATGGACGTTAAAGACAGATTAACCGGTAATGTTGTACGTGACTTGGTAACGCTCAGGTTTCCGGAGGGCTTCTATTTAGACAGCGAGGGGGTGACGATGCAGTATCCGCAGGTAATGGGATTTAATACTAATACTTTGTCTCTTATATTAGGCATTATTCCAAAACTTTTCCAAAAGCATAAAGGTGTCAGAAAATTCTATAATTGTAATTCTTATACCGGTAAGCATTCTTTAGAAGAATATATAAAAAAAGATATTGAGCAAGATGTATATGTCTCTAATGGGACATTCATCTTAGCTATGTTAATGCTTGATTATGAATTTAAACCATTAAACAAGAGAGAAATACCGAATGTCACATTTAATTGCAGTTTTCGTAACTTAACACCGATTGTTTGTGAGTGTGGCTTGCCGACTACGGTATTTAGTAAGGCCCAGCACCAGCGGAGCAATAATCATGCAATTTTAATGGAACACGCTTTTCATAATAGACATTTTAATGATACGGAGTCAGAATTTAATGACTATATTGAATGTAGTATTGGCCGTTTATTACAAAATTGATATAAAGAGAAAACGGAATATAATAGAATATAATGGATTATAAAAATGGTAAAATATATACTTTAAGAAGCCCACATACTGATAAATATTATATTGGTTCAACAACTACAATACTAGCAAAAAGATTGCACGGTCATAAAAAGTCTTATATGTGTTATTTAAAAAATGGTGGAAACTTTACAACTTCATTTGACTTATTATCTTTAGGTGATGTTAAAATAGAATTATTAGAAGAATTTCCTTGTAAAAATAAAATGGAATTAGAAAAACGAGAAGGTGAATTGCAGCGAGAGCATAAAAATATGTTGGTTAATAAATATATAGCATCAAGAACACGTAAAGAATGGATTGAAGATAATAAAGAAAAACAACAAAAATATATGAAAGAACATAATAAAGAATATTATATTAAGAATAAAGAAATAATTTCAGAACAAAAAAAAGACTATTATAAAAAAAATAGAGAATCAATTTTAGAAAAAAAACAACTAAAAAAGAGCGAGTTAATATAAATGTTAGGTTTTGCTGTTGGCTTTTTTGTATCGTGGATCACAGAAATTCTTAAAGAAATAAAAAAAAAATTGAATTAAAAAAAATCATTTAGACAATACTTAATTAAAATATTATCTAAGACAATATTATAATGCCGAAAAAAGAAAACAAAACCGCCGATATGAAAGAATATCAGAAAAAATACCGTGAAGAACACCCCAAGAGTAAAGAATCGCAATCGGAGTATATGAAGAAATATATAGCAGATGCCCCAAGTGTTGAATGTCCGGTTTGCGGAGGCACCTTCAAGACTTACGCCAAGTACAAACATGATAAATCCAAGAAACATCTTTTAGCGTTAATAGCGATCAAGGACAAAGAAGAAAAAGAGAAGAAGCAAAAAGAAGAAGAAGAGGCCCAGCAAAAGGCAGAGGAAGAGGCTAAGAAAAAGAAGCCCACCGTAGTCGTCAAAAAGACCTTGACAAAGAAAAAGAAGAAGTTGGTGTTAGAAGAAGAAGAAGAGAAGCCGAAGCCCAAAGAAAAGCCCACACCTGCACCCCGCAAACCCAAAGAAAAACCGGAGGCTCTCAAGGCTCTAGAAGAATATAGTTCATCATCATCATCGTCGGAGGAAGAAGAGATGGATCTGAGTGACACCAAAGTCCCGCTGCAATCGGTTAAAATAAACTCAGAAGAAGTGATTAAATATATTCAAGAACATTTTGAGGGCAGCGCCAATCCCAACCGATCATCGGCAACCAAAACACCGCGTCTCAATAAGAATCTTAGTTTGTGGAAAAAGGTCAGCAAGGAGCTAGACGGCCAGACCTTCAAGTATCTCGGCCAACATCTCGGGGAGATTATCAAGAAAAGTTATGACAAGCCGAGTAGCCAAGCTGATTTTGCACAGATGTTAAAGATGGTTATTGTGCATTTTACCAAAGTCCCTGAACCGGTTTTAAAAAAATTAACTGAACTGGTACGGAGTTTAAAAACCGCTCACGTTGACAAACAAACTGAATTGCCTGAGAATGGCGTGACGTATGAAGAGCTGGCCGAAAAAGAAAATGATGAAGACACTCGCGTAGCCCTCTTGGCTCGTTTATATTCAAAAGATATGATACCGCTCCGCATCGGCGATTATATAAATGCCACAACTGTTAAAACCGATGAGAAGAATTTTATTGATCTGAAGAAGGGTTATATGATTCGGCATATTAAAAAGAATCAAGGGGAGGATACCGAAGATAAGATCCCACTACCCAAGTCATTAACGGATTTTATTAAAAAACGGGGCATCAAGGGTGAACTCTTCCCTAACATGTCAGTCACAGAAATAGACAACTTGTTAAAAAAAACCTTTCCAGGTAAGAAGGCCAACCCCCATTATTTTCGCTCGCTGTATGCGGTAAAAATCGCACCTCATTTAGACGAGAAGCGATTGAAGGAAGTATTGGCTATAATGGATCATAGTGTTAAGACACATGCACAGTATTACAAGAAGGATCTAAAAGATCCGCTGATGAAGTTGTTGTTGAAATAAGTTTTGCGTGAGCCTTGTCATAAAATTCTTTATTCATTTCAATCCCAATATAATTGCGGTTTAATTCTTTGCAAACCAAACCGCTATTACCTGAGCCGAAGGTGGGATCTAATACTTTATCACCTTCTTTGGAGTATCGCTCAATTAACCATTTATAAAGGTCTATAGGCTTGGCTGTAGGGTGTTGGTCTTTTTTGGCGAAACTACACTCATCAATAACAGAAAGAGAACAACGTGTACCTATATTATTTGTAAGTGTATTTTGTTTATTTATATACTTTGTTTTACTTTTACTTTTTTTATGGATATAAGATTCGCCTTCAATATCAATCCGGTTATAATTAGCCCCCTTTTTAGAAAAAACATAGATCATCTCATGAGAAGCCATGGGTTTTTTATTAGCTGACAAAAAACTAACCCCTCTTTGTTTATTCCATACCAAGTCATAGCGAAACTCTTTGGGATTACTATTGATTAAATCCACACCAAACCGAGTAGAACAGAAATGTAGACAGGCGGAGCGATCATCTTTACGAATACGTTTTATTTGTTTCCAAAAAGCATCAAGATCTATTTTAACGTCCCACTCACAAGCAGACATCGCCTTTCCCCCACTAGAAAAACCATCAATACCTCTTTTTACTTTTCTTCCAGGTATACTCAAGCACCCGTACGGCAGGTCACAAATAATTAAATCAATACTTTTATCAGGTATTGATTTCATTTGTTCTAAACAGTCAGCGTTGAATAGTTCTAAAGTAGTCATTTGTATATAAAAAGACATTAAAAAAAAATAATCTAAAATAAATAATTATATTATATAATTCTATTATAATATAATGAGCGATAGAGGATTATCTATTTTACAAGTAAAAGTCCCCAAAAAAACAGAAAAATTACCACCTGAACCTCTTCCTGGAAAGTATTTTTTGTGGTGTGTGGTTGCACCACCCAGGTCAGGCAAAACAGCCATGATTTTAAATCTCATAGCAAATAGTAATTTTTATGGGCGTGATTTTTTCACAGAAATTTATTATTTTAGCCCCAGTCAAAACCATGATGCCGTAACTCGGCATATACTTCCAAAATTAGATAATGTAATTCAGATTGATGACCCCGACCAAATAGAACATGCTGATATTCTAGTAAAACAAATTATGGCTCAACAAAGAAAAGAAGACCCTGATGATAGGCCAAATATACTTTGCATTTTTGATGATATGCAAGGCCTTCTTGAGCGTAACAAAGAATTATGTCGGCTCGCAGGAAAATATCGGCACAGCGCAATCAACATTATGATTATAACCCAACAGTACAAGTCAATTCCAGTCATTATTAGAAATGCCATGACTTGTTTCACACATTTTCATATTCCTAATGAGCGTGAATATCAAAAAATGAATGAGGAAATTCATGACCGTTTTCCAAATGGTGCTGAAATAGCCAAACAAGCCTCACAAAAGCGTTATAATTTTTGCTTCATAAATATTGAAAAAGCCACGATGCATAAAAACTTTGATGAACTGCTTTATTCCAAAGATGAAGATCCCAATTTTGACTAATTTCTCTCTTTATATTAAAATGAAATTAGTATCTATAACCAAAGCAACCGATGGTAAACACAAGTACACAGCGATATTTGAAGACCCTAAGAAAACCACACACTTCGGCGCAGTTGGCTACGACGATTTTATAAAGACCAAAGATGCAACCAAAAAGGCTGCATATTTAGCAAGGCACAAGGCCCGTGAGAATTGGAATGATCCCACGACCGCTGGTGCATTATCAAGATGGATATTGTGGAATGAACCCACACTAAGAGCCTCTATAGCCGATTTCAAAAAACGTTTTAAACTTTAGTTGTTTTCTTCCCAACAAACTTTACAATAAAATAGTTCAAAGTGTTCATCATAATACATGTTTTCATCTAACCCTAGATCACAATTACAATTAGTACAAACACCTTCTTCACACTCGCTACAGGTGTCAGAACAACAATCTGATTCTGAATCCGATACAATTTCTAAACTTTCCTGATCCATTTATATATATCCCAAATATATAAATGGTAGACACATACAAAAATAAGTTTAATAAAAAATACAATTTTCCAAAAGATGAAAGTCATTCATTAAGCGAAATTAGTAAACTCACAGGCTACAAGCTAAGCGGGTTGAGAACAATTGTTAAGAAAGGGGAGGGGGCATATTCATCAAATCCAGAAAGCGTACGCCCACAGGTTAAGAATGCAACACAATGGGGTTTAGCGAGGGTTTATAGTGCAGTAATGGGAGGTAAAGCAGCAAAGGTAGATAAATCTCATCTTATAAAATAATTATTTATATTTCAGCATTTCTTTGGCTTGATCGGCCGCTTCTCTCATTTGTTCTATTTTTGTCCCGGTTCTTAAAACTTTTATTAGTTTTTTATGTTCTTTTAGCAGAGCTTCTTTAGTCATTACAACAGTTTTCGGCATTTTATAATATATTGTAATATTATAAATGACGGATTGGACTGACCACGTAAAAAAATTTGCATCTAAGAATGGCATTTCCTACAAAGAGGCTATGACGAAGGCAAAAGAATCTTACAAGCCGAAAGAAACTGGAAAAATGAAGGAGCCAAAAGAGAAGAAAGAATCCAAACCTAGAGAGAAAAAAGAGAAAATGGAAAAAAAAGAAAAAGAATATGAAAAACCAGAAGGCGAGAAAGTTGATGAGATGAAGGTAAAGCACACACAAAAGAAGCGGGTTAGTAGTGCTGAAGCTATGAAGCCGAAGAAGATGGCTCAATTAATGTAGCTTCAAACTTCTTTTTTAGATAACGTTGTTTTGCTGTTAAAGATTTTTGTTCTTTATGATTTTCATTGTATTCTTTTTGTTTTTTTAATAGTTGTTCTTTATTTTCATTATACCAATTTTTATGATATAGGACAATTTGTTCTTTATTATCTGATTCATATTCTTTTAATGTTCTTCCTGCAATATTTTTATTAATACAATTTTCAGTATTACGCATATGCTGTCCTTCTCTTCTATTTAATTCTTTTTTAGAATTACATGGATAATTTTCAATTAGTTCAATATAAGCATCTTCATATTGAGTTATTTGTTTTGATATTCTATTATTACTCTTTTTTTTATGGTCATAAAACCTCTTAGCTAATGGCGAACATGTAGAACCGATATAAATCTGATCGGTTTGGTGACTGCGAATACAATAAATCTGTCCGTTTTTATAGTCCATTATATTCAATATTCTTCAGTTTATCTTTAAGCCCTTTTAACAATTAATGTAAACTAGCTAGTTTATAACTGTCATCAAAAGCATTCGGTCCAATATATTCATAACCATTAGCTAACAACAACTTTTTAATCATACTACGTCTCGGTTCAATATGATTATGCTCTACGTCGACCAGTCCAAACGCCCAGCGACTAAAATCCAAGGTCCGTAAGATTTCATATTCTGATCCTTCGGTATCAAGAGACAGATATTCAATAAAATTAGGGGCATTATACTTTACTAATAAATCATTCAGAGAAATAGTTTTAACGGTGACTGTTCTTTTATTTTTATTAACAACATATTTATGTGCATCAATATGAGTACTAATTCCAGACAACATACCAGCATCGCCTTCAATATCAAATGACACTTCTAAATTGCTCTCATTATAAACAGCCAAGTTACAACAGTTGGCTGTCCGGTTAAGCACCAACTTCTGAAAGCGTGTATCTAGTGGTTCTACACAAATGCCCTTCCAACCATATTGTTTTTCTAGAGCCAACGTGTTAGACAACGCCACGCCATCATATGCACCAATTTCTACAAAATACCCCCCCACCTTCCCCTTATAAAAATCTACCACGTTTTTGTCCTGTGCAAGTTGAGAATATGAATGTGTCATTAAAGATGAATGTTCCATTATATAATAGCTAAAGATAAAATTTCTTAAATAATATTAAATAATTTTATTTAGGTATTTATATAATGAAGTATTCTTGTTTATCTGAAAAATTAGTGATAGGACAAAGGACAGACTATAAAATAAATGTATTCATTCAATATTTTATTCACCCGAATCCGGAGCGACAGAATGAGTTGAAGACCTGTTTAAAAATGCATGTGATGAATCCTTTAATAGATCGCATATTTTTACTAAATGAAATAAATACTTTATATACTAAAGAAGAGTTAGGGATTGAAAGTGAGAAGATACTGCAATTTCCGATGGGTAGACGAATGATGTACAGCGATATAATCCGCTACGTTGAAGTCTTAAAGATTGATGGTTATATTGTTATAGCAAATTCGGATATATTTTTTGATGAGACAATTGTCAATATATTAAAAAGTGATATGCATGTTAAACCAAAAGTAATGTGTCAGCTTAGGTATGATTTTGACGGCACATCCACCGGTATTAAAATATTTGGTCCGAGACACGATTCACAAGACACCTGGATATATCACAAAAAATATAATAGTCTATTGTTTAAATATATAAAAGCTTTTAATTTTTGTCTAGGTAAACCAGGTTGTGATAATCATATAACATATTTATTTAAACTTTGTGGTTTCTCTCTAGTAAATGATCCACAACTAGTGCATACTCTTCATTATCATAATACACAGATCAGAAACTATACACAAGCAGAAGTCATTAAACCTCCTTATATTTATGTTATTCCGGTAGGTACAACTTGTGGAGAACCTATGGATATCAATTTTGATCATAATTATTTATTATTTGATTACATAAAAAGTAAAGGAGACCAGCCTTTTATTATACCGCGTGTAGCGGGTGTTGAAAATAATACGGCCTACCGGGTAACCGTAGATAGCGAAGAAGATCTGCGTTTTAATATAATGAAGAATAATGCAGGTGTACAGATCACCTCAAGAGAGAGTTGTAAAAAATATGCAGAGGCGTATTTTAACGCTTTTGAGAATTGTGATATTTATTCAGGTTGGGACAAAAATAGAGGTGACAACGTTTATGGTGGTATTATAGATAGCCAGAATTATATACAAGATAAATATCCTAATAAAATAAAAGTTTGGGCTGAGAGCTGTTTGGATGTATTTAATTATATCAACTATGACAAAGTATGGACAGAAGCATTAGAAGGTAAAAGAATCTTAGTTATTAGTAGTTTTATTGAATCGATAAGAGAGAAAGAGCCTATATTCAATAAAATATATAATAAAGATATTTTTATCAATAATACATTTATTTATATTAAACCGCCTTCTCTCTCGGGTGATTCGCCCAGCGAAGAATGGGACATAGAATTAAAGAAGTTTTGTACTGAGTTGGATAGTATAAAAGATCAATATGATGTGGCGCTGGTATCATGTGGTGGATTAGGTAATCTAGTCTGTGATCACATATATAATAGTGGTAAGAGTGCAATATATGTAGGGGGTGTACTGAGTGTGTGGTTTGGTGTCTACAATAGACGCATGTTAGAAGAGAAGTCTTCTATGTTGCGAATGTATTTAAACAAGAATTGGAGTCGGCCAAAAATATCAGAGCGTCCGCTGGGCTGGGATAAGGTAGAAAAGGGGTGTTATTGGTAATATTTATTCTTTTCTATTACGGTGAGATCCATGTAATGCAAATAACTCATCTATATAAGTAAAAGGTTCATGTTTTATTTGTTCATATTTAATATTCATTAAATTTATTCTGTCAATGCATTTTGTTTTATCTAATTTTATATTGAATAAAACATTTTTAACTTTATTATAAATATTGTCTACTATTTTTATTAAAGTATTAGTAGTTGTTTCATTTAATTCATTATAATCAAACAAAATAACATTTTTATATGTTTTATATTTTTCATCTATTGAAATATCCATATCTTTTCTCTCTGAGCTAATAAATATTAGTTTATATTTATTGTTGTATTGTTTAATTAAATCATCTATATCGTTATGACTCTTCATAACAATAATATTTTCAGATTCATCTAACTCCTCATACATAATACTTTTATCAGAGAGTTCAGGT